GAACTATTATTACCATTTGTATCATCTGCTAATGCACCACTTAAAGTTGTAGTTAATGATCCTAAAATAGTACCACCCCATAATGCAATACCCCAACCAAAAGATCCTATCTGTTCAGCTGGACCTACATGATAATATTGATAGTATTTAACACTTCCAGATGTAGTTGCACCAGAACCTGTTTCATTATTATCCATAGTAATAGTTAAAGTTGTAGGAGATGGTACACTTGTTACCATATATTTTACGTCATTAAAATCTGCAGCACTGTAATTAGAATTAGTTGCAGCTGAAAAATCACTAAATGTTATAATGTCTCCTGCTACAAACGTATGTGTTCCTGGAAATGTAATAGTAACTGTTGGAGATCCATTGGTAGTTGTAAAACAATTTGATATAGTTGTGCCTGATGGATTAACTAATGGGTGTATATCATAGTATACTCCTCCAGAATATACATATAAAATTCTGTTTGTGCCTATTGCTGCAAATTTAGTAGATGCTTTATTAACAAAGTGATGCAAACCTCTTGCAACCCCTGTAAGTTTTGATTCACCTAATTGATTCCAACCACCTATTTTTTCAGGCGTGCCATACCTAAAACGTACATTTTCGCCACCTGTCCACTGAGACTCGGCACCTGTTGATGTAACTTGTTTGTTGAATCCTGGTAAAAACCCTAATTTTTGTAACATATAAAAAACCTGTTTATTAGGTGTTATATCAGATTGTGGGTAATTTCAATAGGTTTTAAAGCAGAGGGAATCTGTGGTGGATCATCCCCCTGCAAGCCTAATGTATAGACTATTTTTTAATTTTTGTCAACTTAACACCTTTAAACCAAGCAGGTACACCTAGTAAAGGTCGTTTATCTAAATAGTTTTCTTTAGCTGTTTTAGAGCTAGCTTTGTTATAGTGTAAAAATACTTGTCCACAATTTTTACCTTTAAATTCTTCTCTCCAATGTTCAAGATCACAACCAGAATAGATTAACATGTCTCCTGGTTCTAGTTGTACTTTAACACCAGCTTGCCCTGTTTTAGTTGTTGGATCAAGATATATTGGCCAAGGGTCGCCACCTAAGTTTAATGTAGTAGATATTTCGCATGAGTATCTATCTTTATGTCTAGCTAATACATCACCTTCTTTATATATTCTTGCGTAAGAATAAGTTTCACTTAGTTTTAACCCTGTATGTTTTTCCATAACAGGTTTTACTTCTTGCAACAATGTTTCCATAGCAATGTCACTGTAATGTGAGTAAGTATTTGGAACTTGTTCATCAGTCCATACACCAAAGTATTCTGTAAAAGGTGATATGTATCTTTGATCAAATAAAAATTTTGCAACTTCTCTTTTGTTTAAAAAATATTTATAAACAAATTTTGCTAACTCAGGTGAGATAGCGTTTTTCAATACTGTGTATTTATTTTTTTTAAACGACATTTAATACTCCTTTAGGTATTGCTTGGCAGTTCCAATGTATAAATCTAAACGGGCTATAACCCATATCTACAATGTACTGATGAGGTAGGTATGATGGAAAAAATATCATTCTACCTGGTTTTACTTGATAACTAATTTGTGATGATGCGTAAGTTACTTTTGTTTTATCTTTTTCTGGTAATAAATTCATAACATTACCTGCTCTTGGATCTTCAAACATTGGCATTGATGTAGACTCATCTGCTTTTAAAAAATAAAAACCTGATATGTGACCATTCCAATGTGTATGTAAAGTATGATGCCCACCACCTTTTTTAGCAAACTCTTGTACCCACATCTCTGTCGTAAATACTTGATACTGAGATAAATCAAACCCCATTTCACCTAATAAATTATGTGTTGTTGCACCTATATAATCTCGTAATTGTTTAAAGTTAGGATCCTCAATTAATGATGTTGAATGAAATACATGACCCATGTCTCCTTTATCACCAAACTTTTTATTACGTTTATCAATAACTGGTTTTAAATTTTTTTTTGATGATTCAATATATTTGTCTGATGCTTTATTTAAACTATTTACAAATTTTGGTTCATCTGCAAACCATATAGGACATTTAAAAAATTCTTCTAATTGTAATTTTTTAGGATAACCTACAACTTCTTTTTTTATTTTTTGTTTTCTAGCTTTAGCTTTTTTCTTTTTCATATTTTTCCTTTATTGAAATGGGTATCCTAAATTCCATATTACTAAACTGTTTCTTTCTCCACTTTTAACTGGACATACTCTGTGCCATACAAATGAAGGAAACACAACTAAAGATCCTTTAGGCAATATATCTTTACATTTTTTAATATTAGGTTTTTTATCAGGGTCTAAATTTCTAAAATCAAACTCTAGCTCTCCACCTTTATAATTTTTTGGATCAGATAAAGTCACAGTTACAGAAAGTTTTCTAATCTTACCATGAGTTGGATCATTGGGTTGTTTTCCTACATAAGGTTTGTCCCAACTATCACAATGCCAATCATAGTATTGACCTTTTTTATATTTTGTAAATTGACACGACTCAGACCAATCCCAATTAAAATTCCAACCTGCATATGAATTTGCTTGATGAACATAAGGTTGTATTTCTTTATAAATCCATCTATCATTCATCCAAACAATATTAGAATCTCTTTTCTTTTTTAAATCTTTAATTTGTTTTTGATTTAATTTTTTATCACCATAACCACCAGTGACTGCCATTTTGTCTTGAAGCTGTTTTCCGTATTTAGAAATTTCATCACAGATACGTTCTGGAATTGCTGATTGAAAATACCAATAATAGTTTGTAAGGTTCATATATCTTTATGAACTCAATATAACATTTATTATGAAACTGTCAATGTTCCTGAAACTGTAAATGTAGCTATTTTATCCCCACCAGGATGAGTTGATGCTGAGTTTGTACCAGGTGATACTGAAAATGTAACTGCACTTGGTGCTCTTATAACTACAATACCTGAACCACCATTTCCTGATCCACCTCTTGGATTTGTATGTGGATTACTTACTCCACCACCACCTGATCCTCCACCTCTATTCGCAGGACCATTAGCACTATTAGTACATCCAAGTATTCCTGCAGTACCTGTTCCACAAGGAGAGGCTGCGCCAGCACTAGTACCTCCACCTAAATTAATTCCACCTCCACCTCCACCACCTGCGTAAGAAGTAGCACTACCTGTTATATCATTAGGAACACCTACAGCACCAGCACCTGCAGTACCACCAGGAGATCCAGCTCCACCGTTTGCACCTGCACCACCTCCACCACCATATGCTCTATAACCAGATGGTGTTTGTCCACCTGCTCCACCTGGATTTCCTTGCGGAGGATTTGTAGGAGGTGTATTACCTGTTCCTCCAGAAGGAGTTCCATAACTATCTCCATTTCCTCCACCACCAGATCCACCACTTGCATCTGCAGGAAAATCACCTGGACTAGAAGGTTGTCCACTACCAATACCTCCACCACCTCCAGTTGATGTTATTGTTGAAAAAGTTGAAACATTTCCTTTATGACCATTCCAATTAGGTGCTGGGGGAGATGTACAAGTAGGAACTCCAGCAGCTCCACCTCCAACAGTAATTGTATAAGGACCTGGTGCTATTTCTATTGCATCACCTTGTAATGGACTTGGTCCATAACCAGAAGCTCTATAACCTCCTGCACCACCACCAGCTCCACATTTTGCACCAGACCCACCACCAGCCACTACTAAATAATCTGCATTTATTATAAGTCTTGGCCATGCTCCACATTTCTGTGCTTGAAATTGACTTTGCATTGACCACACACCACTTGCTTTATTTAATTCTTTTGTAATAACAATTCCTGAACCACCAGCTCCACCAGAACCTCCAGATGGATTAAATGAAGTTGCTCCACCACCACCACCACCAGTATTAGCAGTTCCTGCAGTTCCATCGTGTTGTGGGTTACCTGACGATTTTCCTCCATCTCCGCCACCACCAGCTCCACCACAACCTGCTGCTGTAGTAGGGGATCCTGGTGCTGAATAAACTCCAGCGCCTCCTCCACCAGCATAAGTAGATGCTCCTGAATATATAGGACCTAAATTTTTACCTGCTCCACCGGCTCCACCAACAAATGGATTACCACCTCCAGATCCTCCTGCAGCGCAAGCTCCGCCTCCGCCTCCTGAACCTTGATTTCCAGGTTGAGGATTATTAACACAACCACCGGGATTTCCTTGACATGCAGTTCCTACACCAAAACCCGTACAATTACTAACTGGATAAGATTTTCCACCACCAGATCCTCCTGGTCCGCCAGAGTAACCAGCAGTGTTACCACCCCCACCACCACCACCACCGACTGAGCTGTAAGTTGTTCCACAAGAAACTAAAGTTGATACAGTTCCTTGACCACCTCGACCACCAACAGGGCCTGGATATGGTTGAGCTGTACCACCACCACCGATTGTAATTGGAATACATCCTTGAGCATTAATGACAGAAGTACAGAGCATACCACCAGCTCCACCACCTCCACCACCAACGTTTCCAGCAACTACCGTACCACCAGCTCCACCACCTGAAACAATAGTAGATTGTATTATTCTAGTTCCTGGTTGTAATGAAATACATCCTGATGATGTTTTAATTGTAACAGTACACTTCCCGAAAGAAGCTTTGTTATTTACACCGATTATACCGCCATTAGATCTGGCCATGTCTTAAGTCTCCTATTCGGACACCCAAGCTGTGCCATTCCAATTATAAATTGTCTTGGTCTCCGAAGTGTCGTTAGATTTAGTTGCTTCCCAACCTGTTGTGTTGTCAGCGTTGTATTTGTTTTCGTTCCACGAAATATTATATACCCATACAACTGGATCTGCACCATCATCTGTAATTGTTGGTCTTGTAATAGGTGCTTGCCAATCATCATTTGAATCTAATGACCATGAAGCATAAGGTTGTTGTCCTAAAAATTTATCTTTTCCAGGATCATAAACCATTCCAGTTCCTGCGTATTGTTTTCTAAAATTATGATTGTAAGAAGTTTGTTTCCAAATCCCACCTTCAAAAAAATTGATACACCATGTTTCACCATCA